TGATAGTGATTTCTATGTAGTTAGACATCAGTTATTATATCAAGTATTGAAAAAAATGTACGTTAATAATGAAGTCATAGATTCGTTAACAATTAGAAATTATTTAAGTGATAAAAAATTATTGGATGATATTAATGAAGAGTATTTATTAGAACTTCAAGATAGTGCCATTATATCTAGCCATTCAGAAGCATACGAAAGTAGAGTAAAAGAGCTGTCTGAATTAAGATTTCAGTCAGATGTTATGGAGACTGGAATACGTATGATTAATGATGGAAAGAGTTGTACTGATTTTATTATGAGTAGTTTAATTAGAAAGAGTACCGATAATAAACAACAGTCTATTTATAAATTAGGTCAAGAATGGATTGATAAAGTAGCTTCTGGTAATACAGGCCATCTAAATTGGTGGTGTGCTGAATGGGATTCTTATTTAACTAAATTAAGTAGTGAGGTTTGTATTGTTCATGCACCACGCTCAACTGGTAAGACTGCTTGGTTATTACAATATATATGTTACTTACATCAACAAGGATTAAAGTGTAGCTTTGCATCTATTGAAATGATTAAGCAAGAATTACTACCAAGATTGATAGCACATCTAGGTCAGATAAATACATATACTATGCGTACTAGAGGGTTTATTAAAGAACATGAAAGACAAGCTTCATTAAAAGCTAATGAAAAACTACGGGACCTAAATTTAAATGTACGGGATGGTAGTATGAATATATTTCAATTACGTTCATGGGCATTAACTGAAAAAAAGAAAGGTGCTGATGCTATATTTATAGACAATCTTTTGTGTATTAATGATGGTGGTAAAAGTTATGTAAATAGAACGGCTATGTATGATTATTTTATACAACAGATTATTGATCTTCGTAATGACATCAAGATACCTATATTTTTACTTGCTCATCCTAATGCTGATCATGGTGTATCTTATAGTAAGAACATTGAAAACTTGTGTGATATAATTATTTATTTACACAACGTGCCATCAGAGGGTATAGATGTTGATGGTAGAACAATAATGCCAAGGAGTGATATTCCAGGAGATACAGTTTGTTGTAGATTCCAGAAGAATAGACAAGGTAGATCACCATGTGCATTGTTATCTTTAGATAAACAAACACAAACATTTAAACATTTAAGTTGGGAGATAGAATGAATCAATTATTTAATTTTGTTACAGATGATTTAGATATTTTAGTGGGAGATTGTTTAGAAACTTTAAAAAGTTTACCAGATAATCACATCAATTGCTGTGTTACTTCTCCTCCATATTATAATTTAAGAAACTATGATAATGATAATCAGATTGGTTTAGAATCTTCTCCAGAAGAATATGTAAATAATCTTGTTAAAGTATTTAGAGAAGTTAAAAGAGTTTTAAAAGATGATGGTACATTATGGTTAAATCTTGGAGATAGTTATGCTTCAAGACAATCAGCTAGAGATAGAGTAAGTGGTTATTCTGATAAGCAATCTACTAACAAAGGAAAACTTGGTGGAAAACAAGATATACCTTTAGGATTAAAACAAAAAGATTTAATTGGAATCCCCTGGAGAGTTGCTTTTGCTTTACAGCAAGATGGTTGGTATTTAAGACAAGATATTATCTGGCATAAACCTAATCCAATGCCAGAGTCTGTAAAAGATAGATGTACTAAATCACATGAGTATATATTTTTATTAAGCAAGTCTCCTAAATATTATTATGATTACAAAGCTATCAGAGAAGATAGTATTAATCCAAAAGAAACGGCCAGAAGAATGAAGTTACCTGTAATGACTGGAAGTAAACATGAGTCTGGAGGCTTCTCAAAGAATGGTGCAAAACATACTCCTGGAATAAAACCATTTGATGGTAAGAAAAATAAAAGGTCTGTATGGACAGTAAATGTAAAGTCATACAGAGAAGCACACTTTGCAACATATCCTCCTAAGTTAATAAAACCTTGTATATTAGCTGGTTGTCCAGAAGGAGGTGTTGTTCTTGATCCATTTGCTGGTGCTGGAACAACAGGTTTAGTTGCATTAAGTAATAAAAGAAAGGCAATACTTTGCGAGTTAAATAAAGACTACGTTGAAATAATAAAACGTAGGTTGTTAGATTGACAGTAAAGTATTTTTTGTTAAAATTAACTCTTAAATATAAAGGAGAATTAAATGAGTCTATCAGAAGAATATATCAAACCAGCAGATACTAATCCAATTAGTGCCTATGCTAGATGGAAAGGGTCTAAAGGTTTGTGGGAAATATATTCCAGAAAGACTGGTGAAACTGTATTAACAGACAAGTTAGATTTTGTTGTATTAGATCAACTTAATTCTGTTAGAGGTTTTACTAGATCAAAAGGATTATATTCCTGTGCTGAAGTTAGAGATATTCATGCTCAGCCTATGAGTGTATATCTAACAGAAAATGGTAAATCAACTTTGTTTAAAGAAGGTGTATATAGTGACATCAAAGCAGAGTTAAAAGAAAAAGGTATTAAGTTTCAAAAAGTTGTTTATGCTATGGCTAACAGCGACCATGAAAATTCTACACTAAATGATGGTATCGTTAAGTTAGAATTACAAGGTGCAGCTATGTCTGCTTGGTTTGATGCTGGACCAATGGATGGTCAAAGAATTGAAATGGAAGATTCTATTTTCCAGGAAGGTGCAATTAGTTATTATATTCCTAAATTTATATGCACAAAAGCAACTGAAAATATGTTGGAGAAAGCTAAAGAAAAAGATATTGCTCTTCAACAGTATTTGAAAAACTTCCAAAAAGAGGAGGAGGAATCTCAAGAAGAGATACCTTTCTAATATGACCAAGAAGAGAAAGCGATCCATTAAATCTGCTAAACAAGGTGCTTGGGTTGCTTTCTCTAAATATATTCGCTTGCGAGATTCTCTTGCAACAACTGGTACAGCTGATCAATGTGTTTGTATTACTTGTAAAGAAACTGTACCTACTAAATACTATCCAGGATTTAACTGTTTACAAGCTGGCCATTCTATAGCTGGAAGATCAAAGAATATTTTATTTGATGAAGATTTAGTATATGGACAATGTGCTGCTTGTAATTGTATACATGGTGGTAGGCTTTCAGAGTTTGCTATTATTATGATAGATAAGTTTGGTAAAGAATGGTTTGAAGAAAAATGTTTTATATCTAGAAAGCCATCAGAAACCAGGTGGTCTATACAAGAGTTAGATGAAATCAAACATAAATATAAAAATAAATATGAGGAGTTACTATGTACAACAAAGACATGATGTATTATGTGTTAGTAATTACGTTAGCTACAATATTATTTGTTGGATTAATGGAGATGATAAATGGCATACAGTATTAAAAAAGCTAAAGAAATATATGATAGTGTAGTTGATATTGGTATTGCAGAAACATCTCAAAAATATGGCATATCAGCAGAGTCAGTTAAGCGAGCTGTACGAGAGCTAAAGTTAAAACAAAATATGCCTAGTCCAATAGAGCAATGTGTTTTGAATGGAGGTAAAAAAGTGCTTTGTGTAGGGGACCTACATTGTCCATTTGATTTAGATGGATACTTAGATTTTATTATTGATGTATACCAGAAACACGTTTGTGATACAGTTGTTTTTATAGGTGATGTTATAGATAATCATTATAGTTCTTATCACGAATCTGATCCAGATGGATTAGGTGGTAGAGAAGAATTAGAATGTGCTATAGAAAGATTAGCACCATACTATAAAGCATTCCCTGATGCGTATGTAACTATCGGTAATCACGATAGAATTATTATGAGAAAGTCTATGTCCTCAAGTGTCCCCAGGAGATGGATTAAATCATATGCTGAAGTATTAGAAACTCCAGGATGGATATTTACAGATGAAGTATCTATTGATAAAGTAATGTATATTCATGGAGAAGTAGGTAACGCCAGAATAAAATCAATAAATGAAATGTGTTCAGTAGTACAAGGACATAGACATACAGAGATATTTACTCATTGGACCTTTGGTAGAAATAGATCAGTCTTTGGATGTCAAGTAGGCTGTGGAATAGACTTTGAAAGCTATGCCATGGGGTATGCAAAAAGAGGAAAGAAACCAGCTATAGGTTGTGCTGTTATATTAGATGGTACAACTTGTATAAATGAGGTTATGCCATTATGATTAAAATAACTATAGAAGATGAAACAGAAGTAACAGGTGTTAAAAGAAAACACAGCTGGACATTAGAAGATGCAGTCCATGATTTTGAAACTGTGTTAAATAAACACTTTGGTACTGAAGTTGAAGTATCTGTTAAAGCTAAACAAAAAGCTACTATTGAAGTACCTGTACAAGAAGCAGAAGGTATGTAATAAAGCTTGACAGGATATATGACTAAATGTAAATCTATGTTATAACTCGTTCATCCCACAAGGGACGGAAGTAGTAGATAGTCTACGAAGGAACGCTAACATGGGAGAGTATCATGGAAGTTATCCTTACATATCGAGGAGTAGCATACAAAAAAATCCTAAAGAGGTAGTATGCGAATATGCCCTACTTCGGTAGGGTTTATTTTTATACCGATCTGCTGACTAGCTTGGCGTATCATCTCATCCCTATCAAACCCTTTTACTTCTACTACTGCTTCTTTCCCTGATTCCTTGTGAACAATACGATACATAGACATAACTCCCTTGTGATTTAAATGTGAATAAAAAAATGTGACTTGAGAGTTTTACTGTTGAGTCACGCAACAGAGAAAGGTACAATGAATACCCTAGGTTACTCTCTAACTATTGAGGTAATAAAACTTAACTATTTAGTAACTTTAGCAGCACCTGTTCCAAACAGAAATGAAATAACACTCATTACAGACACTTGAAAATATGGAGGTAATGCTAAACCATTTACTGTAATTACTTTAGTACCTCCTCCATATTCAATCAAGCCTAAAAATGATTTAGATTCATTTTCTTCAATAATGCTAACAGGTATGTCTGGAAAGAAAGCTATTAAATATAAACCAACAAAAGCAACTATTAATATTACCATTGCTGCAAACTTACGAAGAAAAGGATTAGACCTTTTAGCTGCTGCGTCTGCTGATTTAGTATGAGCTTCTTGTCTTTGTATAGCTATCTTCATTAGCTCTTGTTGATTAGCTGTCTTTTGTGCTTGCATCTTCATAATGAAACCACCAAGACCAGATGCTAAACTAACAAATACTTCCATGGGTAATCCAAACATTATGCCATACCTTTCTTTTTAGTAAACTTACGTTTCTTTTTAAGTTTTGCAAAGTCAACAGCTTCAATCTTATTAGGATCACCAGCTACTTTAGCTATCTTCATTTGTTTTGATGAATATTTTTTTCCTGGCATATTAATATCCTTTCATCATTTTAACTTTTTTACCAGACTTTTTAGCTTCTTTCTTAGCAGCAGCCATGCCTGATTTTGTATACTTGAATTTCTTTTTTCCTACTTTTGGCATAATGCCCTCCTTACCATTTTACTTTATTTGCCCAATATGCTGCAGATGATTTACCTTTAGCTATATTCTTCCTGTGTCTTGCTTTAAATGATTTAGCTCGTTTAGTCATAGTACGATCTCCTGTCTTACCTTGTTGACCAAACCTAATTGTCTTTGGTTTACCATTAACAACAGTAACTACTACATGAGATTTAGTTGGATGATTAGGTGTACGTTTTGGTTTATCAATACCACTAACTCCAGCTCTTTTTATTGATGCAGTATACTTTCCCATTATCTAAACTTCTTTACTTTCTTTGCTATATACTTTGGTTGTTTACTAAATTGTTTACCTTGAGCTTTTGCTTTTCTTTTAGCTCTAGTAGTAGCTGCGTATTCAGCACTAGATAAAGACTTAATTGCTTTCTCTGGTAAATATCTTTCTCCTGTTACAGAAGATTTCTTACCAGATTTTGTGGTCCACTTTTGCTTACCCCAATCCTTTAATGATTTTTGTGATTTAGCCAAGGCCATTACTTATAACCTCCACCAGCTTTCTTATATGCTTTAGCTAAAGCTTGAGCTTTCCTGGCACTCCATTGACCAGCTGCTGTCCCGTGAGAAGCTTGTGCTTTTATACGATTAAAAATTCTTTTACGCATACTTGGTTTAGTATAGTTACCAGCTTCATTTACTCTTGATTTCTTTTTAGTATACTTAGCCATTACTTGCCTAACTTTGTTTTAATACTTACTACTAAATATACTATAGTTAATATAGATATTATAAACGACAACAAAGGATTAATAGCTTGCAAATTCCAACTACTTACAAATCCTATTGTTCCTACCATACTTTTTTCAATACAATCATTCACCGATTTTCTCTAATTTCTTTTCTATAAAATCTAATCTCATATTCTGTTCAGCATCTGCTGGTAAACTACCAAGTTCTCCTCTTGGCCACTTAATTCTAAATTCACTATTATTTTCTACATCAAGCATCATTTTTTCTTGTTCGTGTTCAAGCATCATTATACGTTCATCTATATGAAAGTATCCTATTACTGCTATAGCTACACCACCTATAATAGATAGTAAGTTACGCAATGGTATAGTTATATCTGTTGACTCGTTTACTCTCACTAGTTTACTCTAACACGCAACACTCTAGTAAATATAGTACCAGCTGGATTTTGTCCATTACCATAAATATCAGAAGTACCATAACATTTATCGTCTTTATCTTTTTCAAAGACACATATACTTGCTTGAGGTAATAAGAAACTAGCTTTTCTGGTCCCTACTATGTCTCCAAAATATAATTGAGTGTTATCAGCTAATGCGTATGCTGAGCCTCCAGCACTTAAAGTTAATGTTGTTGATCCATTAGTAGATGCTACAGTTGTACCAGCTGGTATTCCACCACCTGTAACTGTTAGACCATTAGCTATTGTACCTACTGCACTATCAACAGTTAATGTACCTGTACCATTAAATCCACCACCCATGTTTACTTTAGCTCTAATTGCAGGTAAAACAAAATTACTAGACACAATATGTATATATCTAGGATTAGTTGAATCAGCTTTATTAGTATTACCTACTAATATTAACTCTCCATTATCTACATTATTAGAATTATCGCTACCACTATAGTTAGCTGCTATTGTTATTGGTTTTACTCTATACATATTAATCTATCCTTATTCTATTTACTTTTGTAAAAATTATTCTTGGGTAACTAGAACCATCAGAATTACCATTTATACCATTTGACCCATATATTAAATCAGTAGGTTCTTTTTCTACTATAAGTTCTCCTCTAGGAGGTAATAAAAGTGATGATTTTATACTACCTGTTATATCTCCAAAATATAAAGATTTACCTATTGTTATATTGCTAGTAAAAGGTGCTGATAAAGTTATAGCAAAAGTATTTCCACTAGGATTAGTAGCTGCCGTTACAGTTATATTAGCTCCATTACTATCTGTTAATATACCAACTCCACGTCTTACTACTTTATTTAATAATCCAGCTGGTGATCCAGCACTAGTAGAAGTTATTGTATATTGTGTTGCATTAGTTTTTATTTGAATAACACCTCTAACTGTAGGTAATGCTAAATCAGAAGTAGTTATTTGCACATAACCATTACCAGTATCTACAGAACTATCACCTGTTTGTTTTTCATCATTAACACATAGCACATATTTAGCTTCATCTAAATTAGTAGCATTTTGACCTCTACCTATATTAGGTTTACCTGATGTAGGAATATTTAATGCTACATTAGGTGCTGCTGTTGATATTGGTTTGGCTTTTATTATATCCATTATGCGTAAATCTCCTGTAAAATCATTGATGAAGTACCATTTGAATCACTAGCTGTTCCTTGATCTTCTGATCTATTTATATAAATAGCAGGACTTGCGTTTGAAGAATCAACAGCACCAAAAGTTAATGTATATGTTAATGATTCTCCTACACTATAACTTGGAGTATGTAAAAAATTATATCCTGTACCTACAATACTATGATTATCATCACTTTGTTCATCTCCTACAACAAAATGACTATTTACTTCTGTACCTTCTGAATGAATAGGAGTTATATCTGAAAAACTACCTGATGCAACTTTAACTTGTATTCTAGCTAAATAATGAGCTGGGTGAGTATTTCCAGCAGTTACAGTACCACTAATTAAAATTTTAGAACTCGCTACTTTTGGTGTTATTGTTGTTTGAAAATTTGTTGCTTCAACAAAAGTATTACTATTATTAGTTAAAGTATGACCACTTTTTGTTTTAAAATGATTACCTACTACATTAGGTTTATATAAATCTACGTATGCTTTAATAGATTGTTGTGTTGCTACAGCAGTATCACTATTAGATGTCATTGTATCTTCATCTTTTAAATCTAATAATTCTACATCTCCATCACTTGCTGTTGTTCTA